TCGTCATAAAATAACAAAAGAATTCTTTATGGATCTTTGGAAACGTATTGAATTATCAGGAGCAGGTGAACCGGGAATTTATCTATCTAATGATAAAGATTGGGGAACAAACCCATGTTGTGAAATCGCACTTCGACCATTTCAATTCTGTAACTTATGTGAGGTGAATGCTTCTGATATTGAATCACAAGAAGATTTTGATAAAAGAGTTAGAGCGGCATCATTCATCGGTACATTACAAGCGGGTTATACTGACTTCCATTATTTAAGAGATATTTGGAAAAGAACAACCGAAAAAGACGCACTAATTGGTGTTGGTATGACAGGTATTGGTTCAGGGGTTGTTTTAGGTTATGACATGAAAAAAGCGGCTAAAGCGGTTAAAGAAGAAAACGAAAGAGTTGCTGCGTTAATTGGTATTAATAAATCCGCAAGAACCACAACAGTTAAACCTTCAGGAACATCATCTTTAGTTTTAGGTACATCATCAGGTATCCATGCTTGGCATAATGATTATTACTTAAGAAGAATCCGTGTTGGAAAAAATGAATCAATTTATTCTTATCTTGCAATTAACCATCCTGAGTTGATTGAAGATGAATACTTCAGACCTCACGATACTGCGGTAATCACTATACCACAAAGAGCACCTGAAGGTTCTATTGTTAGACACGAGTCCGTATTCCAAATGTTAGAAAGAGTTAAAAAAGTTTCACAAGAATGGATTAAACCAGGACATAGAAACGGACAAAACACACACAACGTATCTGCAACAGTTTCAATTAAAGAAGATGAGTGGGAATTAGTTGGTGATTGGATGTGGAATAATAGAGATTTTTATAACGGACTTTCAGTATTACCATACAACGGAGGAACATATACTCAAGCACCTTTTGAAGATTGTACAAAAGAAGACTTTGAAAGATTAGTTAAATCATTAACTGATGTTGATCTTACAAAAGTAATCGAGTTACAAGATAACACCGACTTAAGAGGTGAAGCGGCATGTGCTGGAGGAGCTTGTGAAATTGTTTAAATAATGAAAGTAAAGTGGGGAAACGATATAACGCTAACATACCAAGTTTTGTTAGCGTTTTATAATCTTAGAAAGAATAATTAAAATGAACGTAGGAGCATCAAAAGACTGGGTACAACAGTTATATGTTAGGGAGTTTGGGCCTAAACTACAACCTGACGATTTTTATTATGATAATCATGGAAGAATCGTAATGACTGAAGAGTACCATAAAAGACGTGGTAAATGCTGTGGTAACGGATGTTTACACTGTCCATACGAACCAAAACATGAAAGAGGAAACCCAAACCTACAAGAAAAATCACCAATAACACGGTGATTTTTTATTTTATAGCTATTTATTCAAAAATTCACGACATTATATTTATTTAATATGGCTGATGGTTTAACATATGGTATTAGTTTCCCTTTTAGACAAAGTAATGTTGGTGACTATTTGTTATTGACGCAACTTTCTGATGAAGAAATTAGAACAAATCTATTACATTTGATTTTAACAAGAAAAGGTAGTAGGTATTATTTACCGGATTTTGGTACAAGAATATATGAATTTATTTTTGAACCACTTGACGGTGAAACTTTTGAAAACATTAAGGCTGACATTGAAGAGCAAGTTGCAAAATACATACCAAATTTAATTATTAATAGTATTACATTAGAACCTTATGTTGAAACAGATGAGGTTGTTGGGCAACTTGACTATGAACTTTTAGGACAAGCTAGTGTGTTTAGAATACCGGGAGCAAATACCGCTGAATATACTGCAAAATTAAAAATCGATTATACAGATGAAAATAAAGCATTCGGAAGTAGAGAATTCGTGATTATAAATATCTAATTATGGCTAACCAAAAAATTAATTATACTAGTAGGGATTTTCAGGGAATTAGACAGGATCTAATAAATTATACTAAACAATATTACCCTGAATTAGTTCAAAATTTTAATGATGCTTCGGTTTTTTCAGTACTGATGGATTTAAATGCCGCAGTTGCCGATAACCTACATTTTCATATTGATAGAAGCATTCAAGAAACTGTTTTACAATACGCACAACAAAGATCATCTATATATAACATTGCAAGGACTTATGGATTAAAGATACCCGGATATCGTCCTTCTGTTGCTGTTGTCGATATTTCCATAGTTGTTCCACCTTTAGGTGATAGTGAAGATTTTAGATATTTAGGTATTTTAAGGGCTGGTTCACAATTTAACGGTGCGGGTACAACATTTGAAACAGTATACGACATTGATTTTTCAACACAGTATAACCAAGAAGGTTTTGTAAATAGAACTAAAATACCTACTTTTGATGCAAATAATAAAATAATAAATTATGTTATTACTAAAAGAGAAGTTGTTGTAAACGGAACCACTAAAGTTTTCAAAAGAGTTATAAATCCTGCGGATGTAGTCCCATTTTTTAATTTCTTTCTACCCGAAAGAAATGTATTGGGTGTTACCTCGATTATACAAAAAGACGGAACTAGTTACCCTAGCATACCAACATACGGTGATTTTTTGAGTTCACAAAATAGATGGTATGAAGTAGATGCATTGGCTGAAGATACCGTATTTATTGAGGACCCAACAAAACCAACTGACAAAGCCGGTGTTAAAGTTGGTAAATACATAAAAACAGAAAATAGATTTATTACTGAATATACACCCGAAGGGTTTATGAAAGTCCAATTTGGTGGAGGAACAAAAACACCAAATCAACAGTTGGCTGATTTTGCAAGGAATGGAATAAAACTAGATTTGGCAAATTATCAAAATAATATTGGATTAGGTTTAACGGTTCAACCAAACACAACAATTTTTGTACAATACAGGATAGGTGGAGGTATAGCGTCAAATGTTGGTGTTGGAGTTATTAATCAAGTTGGAATTATTGATTTTTCAGTTACAGGACCTTCTGATAATGTAAACTCAAACGTACTACAATCACTTTCTATTACTAATGTCACTGCAGCAATTGGAGGAGCAAATCCACCAACAACAGAAGAGGTTAGGAATATGGTGTCTTTTAATTTTGCAGCACAAAAAAGAGCGGTAACAGTCAACGACTATAAGTCTATTATAGATACTATGCCTGGTAAATTTGGGGCACCTGCTAAGGTATCAATAACAGAAAATAATAACAAAATAAGAATACAAATATTATCTTACGACACGTCGGGTAAACTTACACAAGTTGTATCTAACAATTTAAAATCTAATTTAGCAACTTACTTATCTAAGTATAGGATGATAAATGATTATATTTCTATTGATGTTGCTAAAGTTATTGACTTAGAATTTGAAATATTTGTGGTTATGGAATCCGATAGAAATCAAGGACAAGTTATCACTGAAATAATTAATTCTGTTTCTAATTATATGGAACCCGGTAATAGAGAATTAGGACAAAATGTTAATGTATCTGATGTTAGAAGATTAATTCAAAACGTTGCTGGAGTTTCAACATTATCTGACTTAAAAATATATAATAAAGTTGGTGGGTTGTATTCATCATCTGAGACTTCTCAAAAATACATCGACAAAAAAACAAAACAAATATCATTAATCGACGATACTATTTTTGCTCAACCCGATCAGATTTATCAAGTTAGGTTTGATAATAAAGATATTAAAGTCAGAGTTAAGAACCTTAAAACCGTAGACTTTTCATAAGATTCTTTATTTTATTTCTATAACCCCTATTTTTAAAAAATAGGAACATAACTATTTATTTTTAAAAAGGCAAATGACTAAAAGTTATAGAATAAGAACCCAGCCAGGTGTAGATAAAAACATAAGAATTAATGTTAATCAAGACTTTGATTTCCTTGAAATTTTATCACTAAAATTAAGACAAGATGATGTCTATACAAGGTTTTGTGCTGACTACGGAGTCATTGCAGGAAGGGTTATTGTAAACGGAGGTTATGGTATACCAAACGCAACCGTTTCAGTATTTGTACCATTAAAGCCTGAAGATGAAGATGACATTGTAATTTCAACTCTTTACCCATATAAAACATTGGAAGACAAAAACGAAGATGGTTATAGATACAATTTATTACCATACGTACAAGAATATGGGGGACATACACCAACGGGTACTTTTCCTGATAGAGAAGACATACTTACAAGAAGAGAAGTATTAGAGGTATATGAAAAATATTACAAGTTTACTGTAAAGACAAACGAAAGTGGTGACTTTATGATAATAGGGGTTCCACTTGGTATACAAACAGTTGTTTTAGATTTGGATTTATCAAATATAGGTTGTTTTTCTTTAAGGCCTGCCGATTTGATAAGAATGGGTATGGCGACACCCGAACAGTTCAACGGGGATCAGTTTAAGTCATCAACTGACTTAGCTTCACTACCACAAATTATAAACATAAAAAAAGATGCTGACGTAACCTCGTTTTGGGGTGAAGAAAATCTTTGTGACGTTGGTATAACAAGAGTTGATTTTGATTTAAGGGATGTAGGTATAGAAGTTAAACCACATGCAATTTTTATGGGTTCTATATTCTCAACATCTGATGAGGATTTTTTAAAAACTAATTGTAAACCAAAAAAAGACTCAGGTAATTTATGTGATTTAGTTTCTGCTTCAGGAACAATTTTAGCAATTAGGCAAACCATAAACTATGATGTTGATGGTAGACCTGTTTTAGAACAATACAGTTTACCTGAAGGGGGTAAAATAATTGACGACGAAGGTACTTGGTTAACAGAAGTACCAATGAATTTGGATTATGTTACAACCAACGAGTTTGGAGAACAAGTACTCTCAAACGATCCTACACAGGGTATACCAACAAAGGCAAAATATAGATTTAGAATTCAGTATCAAAATGAAAATGGGCTTGAGAATAATATTTTAAGAGCAGATTATTTAGTACCTAATATAAAAGAATGGGGATGGTCACCTGGTAATACAAATCAACCTGTTGACTTAAATGCTCAGTTATATTCATACGCATTTAGTTTAGATTGGAACGATTACGGTGATACTGCCACAACCATTGGGAATTTAATGATACAAGAAGCGGTTAATTGTGACGATAGGTTTTATGAGTTTCATTTTAACAAAGTTTACACAATTGCAAATTTTCTTGATAGATGGAAGTGGGGTTACAATAGAAGTAGACATTTAGGTATTAAAGAAATTACAGATAGGACTTGTACCACAACAACTAATAGGTTTCCTGTTAATGATGGGGTTAGAAACTTTGATTTTATATTTTTCTTATTCAATTTAGTAATTACAATTTTTAGTCCTGTACTTTACGCTTTAATCCCTGTATTACACGTTTTAGCCCTTGTATGGCCTATTTTAAAGTGGGTTATAGCGATATTTTTCCCAATTTATTTAGCATATTTAGGTTATCAGTATATTGCGGCAGCAGTCGCAGCTTACCCTGCAATAGGTTTGATTGTACTTTATGGTTTAGCTGCAATATTCTTTGTAGCTGCAGCTGTACTATTCGCGGCTAAAGTTTCACCAATGTTAACGGCATTTAATTTTAAAGGTATTAATTTACCTATGATGTCATATCCTGACTGTGAAGCGTGTTCTTGTGATGCACCTGACTTAGCGTTGGACGAAATTACAGATACACCTGGCGGTGGAGGAGGAACCTCAGGAACTAAGATAGGTAAATATACTGTATATACAAGAACCAATAATTCATTTTTGGCAAATGTTAACTCTAATGATTTTTGGGGTGGGGTACCAAGTCCACAATTATGTAATGTTGATGCTAATGATGATCAAATCGAACAAGGTTACCCAACTTATTTTTGTTACTTAGATGTTGATGATTATGGGGGTAGTGATACAAAAAAGAATAATAAATATCAGGCGGATGCTTACGGTATAAGGTATGCACTAGCGGGATACCCAACTACACCTGAAATTGGTGCACCAATAGTTAGTGTATTTTCTGATTCTCAGTACATTTTACAAAGGGATGTTACATACTCACAATCTTTAAATCTTGCAAATGTAAGGGCTAGATATTTTGAAAATTTAAATGTAATTAGGACAACAGTTAATGGAAGTACACCTTTTACTGATAACGTCTTAGTTTTATTATGTGATCCTTCAGTTGCAAGTACTTTTCAATCAGGTTCTTTAGTTACTTTTACTAACCCAAACAGTGTAAATGACATGAACTTGATTAGTGGAACAACTAATCAATTTGGAACAAATTCAATTACCGGTACGTCAACAACGGCAGTCACAAACTACTCATTTAGTTATATTGCGACTAATGGGACTTTACAACCAATAACAATACAAATTTCAGGAACAAGTTCTGAAAAAGAATATAAATTTAAAACAGGTTTAGAGTATTTCCAAGTAGTTACCGGAATGACGGCTTATGATGCCGATTTAATAACTTCGGGCATTAAAATTAGTAATCAACCAGATCCATCACAACAATTAGATAATTCGTCATTACTTAGAAAATATATTTTAAATAAATTACAAAATATTAGGTATGAAGATTCAAGTGGTACACTTAGATATGAACTTGTTAATCCATTAACCTTAAATGGTGATAGTTGGAAAAATATGGGAATATTATTTTTAGTTAGGGGTGCGGATCCTTGGACAGATAAACAAGATATTACCTATGACTTATCAAGATTGTTTGGGCAACCAAATAATACAGTTAGGGTTAATGGGCAATATCACTTGAACATACCAATACAAAAAACGTCATCGTCGGGACTTTGGTATAATAATTATATAACACCAGAAGCTCACACAACCGCATATTCGTTAGCAACCAATAGTCTTTACCATGAACCTTTTAATTTTCAAATAACAGGAACTCAGTTTAGTGCGGTAACATCAAACTCAATTAAATACTATTCTTCATTAGATAAATCAAGAGGTTCAGGATGGAACCCAAGTTCAGGTCCGACACTTGGTTCAATAACTTCAGGACCTGGTGTTTCATCTAATGGTGCAAATACCATAAAATTTTATGGTTCCACATTACAAGGTAACGTAGAAGGTGGATCATTAATCGGATCAACAAGTACACCATATAATATTGTTGGTGCTCTATCTAATATAAATGCTAGAGTTTATTCACCGGCTTATGTTGTAACTAACCCATCATTAAGTGTTACTATACCTTCAGGAGTTAACCCAAAACTTGTTTTAAGAACCGACAGATTACCAACCTCAGATATTACGCAAAGTGGTGGTGGAACTGGGGTTAACTCAAACTCATTTGCTTTACATCAAAACGACAATTTTGCAGCATATAGAATAGAAACGGGGGCAGAAACGATTATGGTTGGTGTTGGACAATCAGATTCAACAAATAATGCACAAGACTTTGGTCCCGATACCCCTAACGCTGCCAGTAGTGTTCTATCCACTTTTGATTGTGCGGGTATGGTACCATTAAAATGCTATACTGTTGATCCTGTAACAAATAGTTTTGGTGTTGAAACACCTTGTAACGACAATGAGGATCCGGTAAGAATAAAATCAGGATGTTATCAATTCATACAAAAACCATATGTAGTAAACATTAAAAAAGATTTTGAAAACTTTACAGAATGGAAATTAAGATTTAGGATGATGTTTGGTGCCTGTAGAGGAATTTTTGCACATGTATTCCAAAACAATTGGGTTAACGGTACCCTTTATATGTTCTCGTTCAAAAAACAAACAATATTCAATATTATAGGACAACCTAAAAAATATAAGTTTTGTGGTACATATGATAGCACAATAAGACCTGGACAAGGACCTATTTTCTATACTGAAAACACTACTAATTCATTCTTTTATAGATGTACTCCTTATGATTCTAACAACTTTATAGGGCAAATACCAAAACAAGGAACATATTCAAACCCAACATTATTACCTGTTGATTTTGGAGGGGCAAATGAAAGAAACATATTTTTCCCAACAACTATAATGGATATGGGCCCAAGAGATGAGTTTACAAGAGAAATATGTACAAATCCTGCATTTGAAGGGTATATCGTAGACACTATAAAATCTACATCATATAACGATACATCTGATTTATTACAGTTATTTATTGTTTCAAGATTAATAAATACTAACTTTTTACAACAAATATTTAATTTTGGTGATGCGTCAATTAATAGAATGTTCTCCAGAAGTGAAGACAGAATGGATGGTGATATTGTACAATTGTTTAGTATAAACTCAGAGTATGGTGTTGAAGGTTTCGATGAAGACACTTATGACGGTGTAGGTGATATATACATAGCAACTGCTGGAGACGCAACATTAGGGGTTTTCTTCACCTCAAGTACCGAAAATAGAATAGTAGTGTCTCCGGGTATTACAACATTTACACCGACACTTACAAATTTCTTTGGTTATCCTAAGACACAAGAAGTGCCGTTCTATCAGTGGAAACTAAATCAAGGATCCGTAACAAGTATTTTTGGTAGTGATTTAAATGATTGGGAAACGAACTTAGTTGGTAATGGATTTTATTCACAAGGATACCAAGACTTAAGTTTTTACCAATCACCTTTTTCACAATATTTTAATAACCTAAATACAGGTAGAAGAGGTTACATATATAACTCAACACCTGCCGGGGCAACAGATGAGACTATGCCTCCTGGACAATCTAATCAATTTTTAGTTGGTGCCCCTTATCATTTTTATTTTGGATTAGGTAAAGGTAAAAGTGCTATAAACAGATACATTACAAAATACATTTTAAATCAGGATGTCTAATGAAAATGAAATATTAATTGTTTTAGGATCTAAACGGTTTGCATCTAACACAGATAAAGACGTTTGGATTCAACCACCACTAATTGGTGATAGAAGAACTATGGTTGAAGGTGACAGATCGGTAACTATTAATCAAGAAGAACTATTTAATCAGGAAAGACAAGAAAGTGGTAATTTCAGAGTGTCGGGTAAAATTGTTAACGTGTTTAATAACACAGTTAGTGGACAAACAATATATATACCATATAAGAATAACCTGTATTATACAAACGCAATTGCAAATGCAACCGCAAATACACCACCAAACCCGACAGTCGCTTGGGAAGGGTATCCACAGTTTGAAGAGTTTACATTTATAAGAAATAAAGGAATTACAGGACATGTACCATTTGTGGCGAAAAGCTCAAGTACGTATAATTGGACAATTTATTTATCATATGCTTTTAGTAGTGACACACAACAACCAATGGCGTATACAAGTGAAAGATTCAATGTTACTAATAATTTTATAGCGTCGGACGGTATACCTTTTGTTATAGATACCTCATCATTTAACGGTAAATCTCTTGTTTATTTTTATTGTGGTACAAAACATAATTTAAAACCAGGAGAAAACGTAGAACTTTTTATACCGACTAACCCGTCAGGTTTAGGCGGGAAAAACACGTTTGAAGTTTATGGTGTAGGTGACGGATCTTATGGATCTGAAGAAAATGTATTTAGCATTTATGATTTAAAATTCCCAACAGCACAAGTAACAACAGGCACATATGGTAATTTTAAAAGAGTAACTAACATACAAAATAGTGGAGAAACAAAATCAATATATTATGTAAGATTACATAAAATTCTAACAAACGCCGAGGATGTTAATGTATCTCAGGCAGGTTTTGAAACAAATCCATTTCCTGTTAGAAGTAAACTTGAATACTCCGCATTAACACCAAATCAAATACAAAGGGTTTCAGTTAAAGACGGTTCTAAAACTTTTAGTTACACTTTTGATAAAGATATAAATATAAAACCTTTAAAGGATAATAATGGTAAACCAATTACAGAATTGTTCGTTACCATGATACAAAGAGGTTATATGGGTTGGTTTAACCCACCGGCAATAAATCAAAACGGTAATGTTGTTGGATTAGATATTGGTTGGGGATTTAATTTTCAAAAAAACAATGTGGATCAGTGGTGGAATCATTCCTCTTCTATAAATAAAGATAATATACCACTATCTTCTTATGAGTTTCCTGTTGCAAGTGGACAATTTTTTTATTACAATAATTTTTTATCTGTAGGTGACGTAATTAAAGGTGATTTTTGTGAATATAATTATATGGAACAAAAAGAATATGTTATCTCACCTATGTACCATAAGTATTCATTTAACCCAATATATTTCTTAGATAATTCACCATTAACATTACCAAGCGGGTATGTATATGAACCTCATCATGCGATACCGATAAGAGTTTTTAGTGACTATTTAGAATATGGTAATAGACAACAGGTTGAAAACATACCTAATTATGCTTGGTACTCACAATATGAACAAACTTTTGTTTGGAGAGACTTATATACTTATGGTTATATAGACGGTGACGGTTTGGGGGTTGATTATCCATTTATTAATGGATCACACTACCCATTTGGCAATGTTTTATTTTTACAAAAACCAATAAAACGAACAAATATTGTAACAACTAATTTAATAAACGAACCAACTACTGACGATTGTGAATAATAATTATTATAGATTTAATTTAAATGTAAATGATAGGGATTTAATTATACCTGTTGAACTTTCATTTGATAATGAAGGTAGAGATATGGGGGTTGAAGAATATGAAGCTGAAGTGGTAAAAAGAAGTATCAATGGAATTGATGATTTTGAAACTACAAAATTTGCTCACGCTCAATGGGATACTAATTTAGAAAAAACGGAAATATATTATCAGTTTAACTTTTTTGATCCTGCAACTTCTACCGATTTTTTAAATAATCCACCATCACCTACAAATTGGTTAGATGATTATCAATATGCTACTTTTACTGATAGTGAGATATATTATTTCGCAAACTCATTTAAAGGTAGTTTTTTTAAATTAGATTTTTATGATAGTAAAAATGCTGAAAGCCAAAAAATATTGTTTTCAGTTGTATTACCAACCCAACAAGGATTAAAAGAACCTGGTTTTATTGGACCTATTTTAAATCCAACACAAGTTGATGTAAAAAAACCTAAATATTTACTTGATTATGTTGGGGCGGATAAAGAAGGTTTCTTTTTTTATTGGTTAAAAAATCTTTCCTATTTAACAACTACCACTTTTTATATGACTGCTAAATTTTTTAATGCAAAAAAAGGACAATTTGTTAGAATGATGAACACTCCACAATCTTCATTTGTTGGTCCTAGCGTTTATAATTTTGATAAAGCGGATTACTTTTATTATCGAGTGGATTTTGATTATGCTAATTATGAATATAGAGTTTTTAAAGAATTCCCTTCATTAACAAGAGTCGGTGTTGGTCCATTAGCCTCAGAAGCTATAATCTGGTATGAATATGTTAACCCATAATGGAATCTGAAAAATATAGCGTTTTAATTTCTCCTGAAACTTTGTCTTTAGACTTGTATGGGTTTGTTTATACGGCAGATACGGGATACAATTACGAAGTATCACCATGTTTAGACATAACACTACCAAGTCAACCTTTTAGGACAGACTCAATATATGTTTATTCGGGTATGTCAAATATACTTAGTGGGGGGACTAATGGTGATTCACTATTAATAGGATTAACAATACCTGTAGTATTTACACAAACATATAATGATATCGGATTTTATTCAGAATTTGATGGGTTAATACTACAAAAAGACATTGTAACAAATTTTTTATTCTCAGGAACTAATATATTTAACAACTATGAAGTTACTTTATATAATACATCGGGCGATTTTACGGTTAGTTATTTAGATTTTACAACATACAGTGTTGATTGGGGGGATGGTTTTTCGCAACCATTATTAACAACAAGTTTAAATCATACATATACATCTGTAGGTGATTATACCATAACTTTATCAGGTAGTAATCCTTGGGGTGTAACAATAATACAAAAACCAATAACGATACCTTTAGTTCCTGCAACTGTCCCCAACCCACAAGGTACTATCACTTTTGTACCACAACAAGGTAATTGGGCTAATATACCGATATCTTACAATTATATTTTTGATGGAGACGCTCAAAATAATATACCTTTCCAACTGTCAAGTAATTTCACAACAGTACCTTTTCAGCTATCAGGGTTTACAAAATCAAGATTACAAGATTTAAAAAGATGGGGACCAACACCATACACGGTTGGGTATGTGTTTAATAAAAATAACCAAGTTTTTGGACAAGTAGATTCAATTACCCCTGATTTTACTGCGTATACAATCAACAATGTAAATTATTACGATTTAATTAATGGTAAAACATTTTATATTGTTAATAGTAGCGGTATAACTGCAAATGATATAGTTGCTTCTGCAATTACAAAAAATGAGTATTTGTTGGATTTTGTTATGTCTCCTGAAATACAAACAGATGTGTATATAGAAAGGGGTAAATATTCTGCATTTGAACCATTACAAAGATTAGGTGAAGTCGATAATATAGGGGATTTGGTTAGATATGGTTATGGTTACTATAGAATAAAAACAACATAAAAAAACAATATAAACTATTTATAAAATAAAAAAATGGCATTAGGAACATATGGTATTGTAAGACCCGCAGACGTATCACCAGATGATGTTGATATAATATTACATTATACAGTATCAAGAGACGTTACTGAGAATTTCATATTGAAAAAATTAAATTCTAGAAGTATTTTAACACCTTACTTCCATAACACAAATACTGGTGGTAATGCAAATGTTGAAGTGCTTGGTGGTTTATACAGTTTAAAATTACCAGCATCAGAATTTAATAAAAAAGGAATATATACTGTTTATTTAAG